CCCGTTTCGATGGTGTCGTCCATGCGCTTCCCGATCTCGTTGCCATTAAAGTTGACGACATTCTGCACGTTGCCGTAAGATTTGGTTGTGCTGATGCTGGTGACGTTTGCGTTGGTGATTGCTTCGTTGGTTCCCCATACATATACGGGTGTTCCCTTGGTAATTGCTGCCATAATATTCTGGTGTTAAGGATTAAACAACGGTTTCCGCTGCGTTGGTGGTGTGGTCAACGTATTCAAAATTAAAGGACAACTCGGCAAAGCCGTTGTTCGTTTTGCTTTTGGTGATCTCTGTCAACCAGTAGGTAACGCCATCGTAAGTAAACTGATCCACTGAGCCTACGTCCGTGAGGTCGTAGGTGTTGGATGCTGTGAACTGCATCGTGCAGCTCCCTGTTGTCTGTAGGTCGTCCATGCGCTCATGCACAATCTGACCGTCTTCGTTTAAAACCTGCCCTTGATTGGCAAACTCATTATTAAAGCTGATTGATGTGAGAACCGCGTTGGTTATAACACCTGAGTCGATGCCGAAAACGAATGTTTCTCCTTTGATTACTGCTGCCATATTCTGGTTGATTGGTTGGTTGTTATTGATAAGCGTGATTTCAACTATTCGTCGATTTCCTGTAGCACCATTGTCAAGTTGGCGGTTCTGACCCAGTTGGTTCCCTCTGTCTCATACTCTGTGCTGAAGTCTATAATCTCATGCAAATAAACGCCTCTTATCTTGCGGTAGTCTCTGCCACTGGTTGGCTTGTTAAATTGCTTCTTTAGACCCACCGTCCAGTCCAGGCAGTGTTCCATGTTGCCAGCGTATCTCTCACACTTTGCCTCTGGCGTTTGCTCGCTGTCAGCGTAGAAGGTGACAGTCACCTCTGCCTCACGCGCCCAGAAGCCGATAATGTCGGCGTGACGCGGTGCAGACGGACAATGCACAATGATGCAGGGCAGGCTCGGTGGTGCCTCTGTGCTGTCTCCCTTTGCAACTATGGCACACCCTTTCAGTGATCCATTTTTCTTGAGGTGGTTGACGATTGCTGTCTCGACATTCTTGGTGGTTGGTTTTCTTAATATTCTAGCCATTATATTTTGGTGATAAATTTTGATATTCTGAGTGATTTGCGTTTGAAGCTGTTTAGTTCCCTGGTAGAGTGCTTGACCATTCGCTCAATGTCTTTTGACATCACGTTTGCCCTGTGTCTGTATAGTCCAGCCATGGTTGTTTTACTGAATCCATAGCGACCATAATGAGCAACGATAGCAACTGCCTTGCTACCCACTCCCTTGACCTTGCCATATCCTCTGGTTCTGTGGTGACTCTTCTTTGCCCATGCGGGAATGCCCCTTGTGGGATTGCTGCCGCCCAGCATCGCTGCTGCCCTCGCCCAGCCTGCTTTTGCTGATCCGATGTTCTTTTTCTTGCGTGTTATGAAGCGATTAATTTGCGGGGATTCTAAAACTAGATGCACGGGTGCCCTACCTCGCTTCTTGATGTATCTGGTGTGCGCGCTGCCACCGTCCCAAGTAATCACTTTGACCTCCCTGCCTTTGTAATATTTTGAGATGTTGGCAGTGTTGATGAGGGTTTGTGCTCGTCCCGAATCCCTGCGTCTGATGTAACCTTCAAAACGCTTGGCTGCCTTCATTCCCATTTCCTTGGCTATTAAGCCAATCGCCCATTTTGCTGGCTTGTATATGCGACGAACCGAGTCGTCAATATCCTTGGTGATTTTCTTTTTTACTGCTGCGCCGCTGCCTTTTGGCGTTGCTCTTTCGGTGTAATTAGCGGCAGATACGGCAAACAGACGGGCTTGTTGGCGCAGTATGTCCTGCACCGGTTTCTTGCTCATAGCGATGAGCTGCTTCATGTTATGCTCGAAAGCTGCAAGCGCCTTTTTATCTACCTCGACTTTGATCATTCCTCGACTCTATTTGGTTCAATCAGTCTGATGGTGGTCATCGCTCTGCCTCGCTGAAAGTTACTGATCTTCCAGTCCTGGTCGTCGGCTTTAACCGCCATGCCCTTCTTTAGTTTCAGTCCTTCGATGGTGGGAAACTGGTAATCAATGTCACGCTCTTCCCTGCTGCCTCCCATAAGCTCACGATCAACCTCAACCTCTGCTGGTATTGCCCAGACCTTGCGGCTTGCGATGGTGATGTTCTCTGCGCCTAGTTGCCCAAGCACCTTCTGCATAACTGTCTTGACTTTGTTCTGTATGTTCATGATATAAAAAAAGCGGGCCGTCCCCGTGTGTAGGAACGACCCGCTGGGGTTTTGTTATGAATAAAACGAAATTACTTTTTCGCTGCTTTTTTGGCTGCCTTTTTAGCGGCCACTGGTTTGACAAATTTGCGTTTGCGAGTTTGTCCGAGGTGCTTGTCAATGACTTCAACAAGCTCGAAACCATCCTTAGCTGTTATGTCTTTAAACTGTCGGCGAATTTCCACCGGTTGACCGTGATTGATCAACGTCCGCTGGTCACCATTGGTGCCAATTAATAATGCGTAGTTTGCCATAATGGTAAGGGTGAATTAAGCAGTTACAATGCGCTTGATGCCTGTGCCGATACCGGTCTCGTAGCCATAAACGGACTCGATGACACAGCGGCGGTTGCCGTAGTCCTCTGAATACCACTCACGCTTGCCCAGAGTTTGACCACCTTCGCCAACGAGGGCCTCGGCTACGTCATACTTGTGGCCCTGCTGTGGTGCAAGGTAGCGGAATGCTGCGGCGATGCCTGCACCGTCAGAAGCAAATCCAGCAAGGTTCTCAGAGTTACCTGGGATGATGGTGGACATGATGACTTTGAACCCATGCAGCATTGGAATATCGCCGCTCATGATTGCATTGAATCCGTATCCGCTGGTATCCTTGATGGCGCCAGTTTTGCGGAGTGCAGTGATGAATGCAGGTGAAAGAACCAGATAGCGGTCATCTTGTGACCAATCGCCAGAATCACAGTCCTCAGCAATATCGGCGACTGAATCTTCGTCGAAGGTGCTGGCGGCACCTGTGAAGGATGCTCCACCAAAATTGGCTGCGGTAATCTCTGACCAGATGTCAGTGAGGATGCTCTGGGCCAATGCGTTGCCCTTGCGACGTCCGAAACGCTCAAGAGTAACAACAGAAGAGTTGGCGACTTCTACGTCGTCAAGTCCCCAGGAAACATACTTAGGTGATCCGAGAACAACTTCAACGGAATCGCTGTCGGCGTCTTGGATGGTGTAAGCGCCGCCGACTGCTTTTGTGGCAGTTGCGTCGATCGCTGAGTTGTCGCGCATGATAGAGACACGGTCACCCTTTTGGGCTGCTGCGTCGGAGAAGTCCGTGGCGAAAGCTAACATGGGCGCGATGCCTGCTGTGTAGCCCTCAAGAACCGAATTGCTGATGACGTCATTGTCGACGCCGGTAATGGAATTTGCCATTGTATTAGTTGGTTATTGGTTGTGGGTTGGTTGATTACTTTTGAGCCAGGATGGCCTCTTTGTTTTCCTGCCAGAACTTATTAGCTTGGCGTGGATTAGATTGTTGTAGTTTGCGATACTCACCGTAAACGTCGGTGTCTTCGTCGCCTTCTGTGGTGGCGACTGGCTCAGACACGCCGATCTCTTGCATACGTGCAAGTGCTGCGTTGCTGACCTTGTCTTCAAATGCCTCTTGTGCTTCTTGGCTCTCTGCAAGTTTCTCATTGGCAACCACTAGCTCTTCAGTAAGTGTTGCGTTTTCGATGGTTGCTTCTGCAAGCTCGGCGGTGCGTGTTTCGAGTTTCTCGGAAACTTCAGCCATTTGCTCGGTGATGTTGATGATGTCGGATTCGCGTTGTGCGATTACCGCTTCGTGCTCTGTCACCTCGGCCTTAGTGGCTTCGAGTTGATCTTTTAGGTCTTGGTCGTTTTTGAAAAGTGCCATAGTTTTATTGGTTGTTGGTTATGTTATTAGTTGCGATTTCAACTTAGATTCCTTTGATGATGGTTTGACGTGCGTATTCATAGGATGCAACGGCGTCGATGAGTCCGAGACTTTGTGCGCGGTCACCTTGATACCAGCCTGCTCTGAATACCTCTGGATCAACGTCGCGGTTGCTCTCTACGTGGCTGCGGAACTGCTCGCCCATAATGTTGATTTCTTCTTGTAAGAACTCGCGCTGTGCGTCTGTCATTGGTGAGTCGCGGAATGTTCCCTTGAGGTCTGCGCCTTCGTTGGTGAGAACCTCCATCTTATAGCCCATCGCCTCCATTAGCTCTGCGTCGTCCATCCACGCCATGACGGTGCCGATGTTGCCGACGTCTGCTGATGGGCTGGCAACGATGGCGTCTGCAGACGCTGCTAGGTGATATGCTGCGCTGCACGCCATGCCGTCACAGTATGCGAACACTGGCACGCTTGATGCTGCGATTGCTTGGCTTGCCTCTTCTAGCCCTGCGACTGTGCCGCCAGGTGAATCGACACGCATGAGGATTGCTTTTGAGTCTTGTGCTGCGTCGATCTCCGCAATGAGTGTGCGGTAGTCTGTGCTGCCGATCTTTTCGTAAATCGCTGGTGCGTTGTCGATCAATGCTCCCTTGACGTCGATGTGTGCAATGCCGTCTTCGTCTTCGCTGATTGCTTGGCGTGGTGAAAAGAAGTCTGCATAATCCATATCGGATTTTGCAACTCTGATGCTCTCAAGCAATGCACACATTCCTGGTCGTGTGATTGCCCATGCGCCTCTTAAAAAACTTGTGTTATTCGTCGGAATCATTGGTTTGGTCTGGTTGTTCGTTTGGTGTAAGCATTTGCATTTCGCGGTCGTCGATATCAACGCCATACTTTGCTTCGTATTCTTCTTTGATTGTCTTGCGTTCGATGATCTCTGCACAGCGCTCGCGCACATGCTCGGCGTGTGTCTTGCCCTTCTCTTGCAAGATGCCGGTCATGTTCTGGCTGCCAATCTTGTATTCGTCGATCTGTGTGCGTGAATCGTTGCGTGGGTCAATGGATAGCTTCGGCGGCATGGTGAAGTCCCAGCGATACCAGTCTTCTGACGATGGAACTAAGCCGAGTTTGATTGCCTTCGATAATGCCCAGCCGATGATGCGACGTGCTGGCCTGCGTAATACGTCTTGCCGTGCCTCAACGCTCGCCCGTGCGCGTGCTTGAATGTTTCTGATGGTTGTGCCTGTAACGTTCTCTGCCTTCCAAACAAGCTCTACGGGCCACGGGATACCAGCAAGTGCTTCGCGTATGATGCGATCTTGGAACTTATCCCACATGTCGCCTGGGCGTGTGTGGTCTATGCTCTCAAGTTTGCTACCACTGTTTGATTTAAAGTGGCGAACCATGCCACCAGAGTATGATTGCACTGCTAGTCTGTCAGCGTCGCCAACTTCGCCTGTGAGTGATACACTTGGGTCATCCAGATCAACGCCGCCTGTGTCTGAGTATTCAATGAGAGCGTGTGATGAGACCATCATTTGACTCATTAATTCCCACTCCTGTGACGTTTTTGCCTTGCGTAGCTCATGAATGGCGTGTGACAACGCCGGCACCCCGCGACTCTGATTGTGCCATTGGGGATCGGCAATGTGAACCATGTCTTGTGATGAAATATATTTATCGTCTTTCGCTTCGTTACCAAGCACACAATAAGCGACGGGTGATCCAGCTCGGTTCTCAACGACTCCGTTTTTGATTCTGTTGCCACGATAGCTGCCGACCAGTAAGATGTCTTCGTTGACGCTTGATGGTCGTGTGCCGACTCGGTGGGCTGGAATGTGCTGAATCTGCGGGTAACCTGTCTTGGTTTCCGTGAGTAGAATGAATACGTCGCCATCTCTATCAACTGCCACGCTGTCCATCTTTAAAGCGGTGCGGAAGTCTTGTAGGTTGCCTTGCACGTCGCAGACATTAAACCAGCTTTGTAACCATTCCTTGGCAACGTCGCCGAACTCGTTGTCTTTGCCTTTGAACTCTGGCTCCCAAGCTCTGCCAACGACGCCGTCAGCCTTCTGCAAGATGGCACCGCGAGGCACGCCGAAGTTGGAAAAGATAACGCGAGATTGTGACATCGTTGAGCGGTGATCTGTCTGTGTAAACAACTCATCGAAATCACGCGAAAAGTCAGGCATCCAAGGTGCACCGCGTGTGTGTCTGTCGCTGCTGCTAACTAGCTTGCGCTGGTATTCTGTCGGGCGTCCGTTACTGTCTAGTATTTGGCTCATATCAAAATTGTATGTAACTTCTGCCAGTGTAGTTGATGCCTTTATTAATCCGTCGTAATGCTTCACTTAGACAGTCAAAAAAATCGGCATTGCTCATGCCATCAGGCCTGAGCGACATCGATGCTCCGTTGGCCCCTGCGCTGCTAACGCTGCCGCCAACATTATCACCCACGTCCTCAAGGGCTTTGTCTCGCCACATTATAAGCCTAGCCTTATTTTTTGCGCTTTCTTGTCCATAGGCTACTAGGTTTTGTATGAATAATGATGATGCGGCCATTAACAATGGCGTGATTTCAACTATTCAGCTTCAACGTGTGCATCAAATGCAAACACTTTATAAATTGAGGCTGCGATGATCTGCATGGTTTCACAGTCCCAAAGGTGGTTTCCAACATGTGGCTTGCTGACAACATAACGCCACTTGCCAGGTGATACTTCACGCTTTACCTCATTTTGCATCTGTTTAAGATACTCCTTGCTGTGGTCAACGCCTATCTGCCAGCCGTTGCCCTCGCCTCTCATGAGTGCAGCTAGTGTGTCCTTTGCTAGAAGGTTGGAGAACTTTACATATTTATAATAGACGCCGGTATGTGTTCGCGCTCGTTGAATTGATGAGAACGGTTTGATGACTCTGCGCTTGCCGATCTTAGTGGCGTAGCCGTTCGCCTCTTCACCAAGCAAACAGTTCCACGGGTTGGGGTCTTCTGCGGTGACTGACTTGCGACACTCTAGAGCAACTGTGTCTGGTCTATAACCACGGTCAACAAAGACGCAACGGTTCGGCACCTTCATCCTATCGCGTAACATTCGCAGACCCTCCCACTCGTCGATCTTGCCTTCATACAGTAGACGGCTCTTGCCCTCTATACTCCACGCGCGGACGACTGTCCAGAAGTGATCCTGCTGGACGTCAACAGTCATGAAGCGAAAGTTTTCAAACTCCCATTTCTGCCCGTCGAAATACTCA